GGCCCGGTGCGGTTCACCCCAACTGCGGCTGTACGGCTGGTCCGCCGATCCCTGGCGCTGGCTGGGTCAATGACGCCGTGAAGCCGATTCTGCTGGACACGTCAGGTCGTAGGTTGTATCCTCGCAAGACCGCTTGACATCGCCGTCTCTAGGGAGATTCCTCCATGGCTCGACCACCGCTGCACTCCGTCGGGAACTACACCGATGACCCCGAGCTCGTCGAACTTCTCGCCGCCCCACCGAAGCAACTCTGTCCTGTCGGTATGATGCTGAAGGACCATCCGAACTCGGCCGAGATCCGGGCCGCGATCGACAATCCGAAGTGGAGCGCGGCGCAACTTTCGCCCGTACTCTCAAGGAAGGTCTCTCGCGTTAGTAGCGATGCAATCAACAAGCATCGCAGCGAGCTGTGTAACTGCTACCGGGAGGACTAGGCATGGAGTCGTTGCGCTTGGACGATGACCTTGATCGCCAGCAGATGCGCCAGGCCATGCGGCTGATGGCGCAGCAACTCGCCAAGGCCAAGGACAAGAAGGCAACGCTCGCCGAGGCAGCGTACGAAGGCGCTCTGGCAGCGGCGTCAGCGTTCGGGCCGCCCGAGAAGATCGTCCGCCCGCGGCGCAGCACCAAGAAGGGCAAGCCTGAACACAGCCTGTGGCACCTCACCGATTGGCAAGGCTCGAAGCTGACCACCTCGTACAACTCCGAGGTGATGACGGCTCGCGTCAAGCTCTTCTTGTCGAAGGCACACCGGATCACCGAGATCCAGCGCGCTGACCACCCTGTCGACGCTGTGACGATCGCTCTCGGCGGTGACATGATCGAGGGTCTGTTCAACTTCCCGACGCAACCGTACGAGATCGACAAGGAGCTCTTCGACCAGTACGTCTACGTGGCGCGGCTGATCGAGCACGTCGTGCGCTTCGCGGCGGCCGAGTACCACGACGTCACAGTCATCGGTGAGTGGGGCAACCACGGCCGGCTCGGCTCGAAGCGCGATGCAGTACCGAAGAGCGACAACGCCGACCGGATGACGTACAAGCTGGCGTCGGCGTTCTGCGCAGACCTCGGTCACGTCACCTGGTCGGACACGTCCGAGGATATCCAGCGCATCGAGATCGGTAACTACCGCGCGCTGCTGATCCACGGCGACGAGATCGGCCGAGGCGGCTTCGCGTCGCCCATGACGATCGTCAACCACTGCAACCGCTGGCGTTCTGGTGCGTACAACTGGCCCTTCCGCGACGTCTACGTCGGCCACTATCACAACCACGCCGAGTGGGCCATGGCGAACGGAATCGGCGCGGTCTACCAGACTGGCTCGACCGAAAGTGACAACCGTTACGCCCGAGACGGCATGGCGGCGGCGGCTCTTCCGAGTCAGCGACTGCACTTTATCGAGCCCGAGTCCGGCCACGTCGCGAGCCAGTACAAGATCTTCCTGGCGAAGCCCGAAGAGATCGGACTGGAGAAGGAGCAGTACGTTGTCTGACGATGCCGTCAACCATCCTCAGCACTACGCAGGGCACCCGAGTGGTGTCGAGTGCATCGCCGTCGTCGAGCACATGAACTTCAACCTCGGCAACGCCGTCAAGTACATCTGGCGCTGCGACCTGAAGTCCGACGCGATCGAGGATCTTCGCAAGGCCGTCTGGTACATCAACCGCGAGATCGAGAAGAGGACCAAGGATGCCGCGCAAGCAGAAGCAGCAGAAGCCCGTCGCCAGTACGAGCGCAACCGAGTACCAGGATCTCACGTCGATCACGACTTCTCCGACTGACCGCACTGGTTGCCCGAAGACAATCGCTGGCATCAGGAAGGTTTATCTCGCCGGCCCGATGCGCGGTCTGCCCGACTTCAACTTCCCGGCGTTCGACGCAGGAGCGGCGAAGCTCCGCGCTGCTGGCTACCACGTCTTCTCGCCCGCCGAGCGTGACCGGATGGTCTACGGCAACGGCTTCGAGAAGTCCGATACCGGTAATGAGTACGAAGTCGCCGAACGTGAGGGCTTCAGTGTGCGCGAGGCGCTGGCTGACGACACACAGTGGATCGCCAAGTACGCCGATGCTGTCGTCGTGCTGGACGGCTGGCGTGACTCCAGTGGTGCTCTCGCTGAGACGGCTCTTGCCACAGCGATCCACATTCCGATCCTCAGTCTCGACGAGGCACTGCATGGTTGTGACTGCCTGACAGCCGACTGCTGCGCCGAAGACGTGTTCGTCGAGGAGAAGGCCGAGCCGGTCGCCCAGATCATCCACGGTGAGTGGATCTCGAAGTCAGTCACGGGTGGACTCAAGGGCGTCAAGCTCGCTCGGCACGACCTGATCCCGGCCGAGGCACTGACCGCGCTGGCCGAGCATTACGGGCGTACGGCAGAGAAGTACCCACCGAACAACTGGCGCCAGGGCTTCGAGTGGAGCAAGTCGTACGCTGCTCTTCAGCGGCACGCGATCGCCTGGTGGAACGGCGAGAACTTCGACACCGAGCTCGGCTCGTCACACCTGGCGGCTGTCATGTGGCACTGTGCAACGCTGCTGACGTTCTTCACCGAGCACCCGGAGTTCGATGACCGTCCGACCGCAGGCTACCTCGACTGAGGTACGCTAGCCGGACAGAGACCTAGGAGTTCGATCATGGCCCGTACCAAGCCCATGCACCTCGATGGTGTTTCCATCGCCAAGGCGATCGACAACGGCCCTGGTGGCGGACCCGTCGATCCGCAGGCAGAGCCAGCACATCTGACCGACTCGACGACTGGCACGCCTGGTTCGACTCTGGTGGCTGTTCGATCTGACACGGCGGCGCACACAGCGGCCGACGCGAACGAGAACTTCGCGTCGCTCAACGCGCACATCAATGCTCTTCAGGCGTTGCTTGTCTCTGCCGGCGTTCTGACGTCGTAGCCATGGCCGGGATCTCTCCTGGCGGCCGACCGATCGACGAATCCCCGCTGAGCACCAGCAAGAGCGACAACTGGGTCGCGAAGAACGGCGGCTTGCCTCCGTACGTGCGCGGTGTGGCTCGTGGGATCGCCCGCAAGCACGGCGGCCACGTCACCAGTAGTGACATCGCCGAGGCGAAGTCACGCATGGAGGTCTGGGCGGCAACCAGCAAGAATCCGGCCGTTCGAGCAGCGGCTACGGCTGCTCTGGCACAATGGGCTGCGCTACGTGCGAAGGCCGCAGTGCACGATCACTCAAGGACGGTAGACATGGCAGGCATCGCGAACTTCGGCGGCAAGCAGGCTGCGCCGTTCGGCAAGGGTGGCAAGCGCATCAAGCTGAAGAAGGCAGCGGCCAAGGCGGCGCTCAAGAACCATGAGCCGAAGGGCAACGAGACGTCGCTGGCGTACGCAGAAGTCGCTCCGCTGATCGACCTCTCCTACGTCGGCTTCGGCAAGCTCTCCAGTCAGCTCAAGGCCAAGGGTGCCAGCAACCCCGGCGCGCTCGCTGCTTGGATCGGCCGGCGCAAGTACGGCAAGAAGAAGTTCGTCAAGGCGGCTTCCAGTGGAGTCTCGCTCCGACCCAAGAAGAAGTAGATGGCTCGGCCCCAGAGGCTCTTCCGAGACCTGAGCTGGGTTGCGTTCGATCAGACGCGGCCCAAGACGGGCAAGAAGAAGCCAGCAGGGCCGGCACCCGTTGCTTCCGCACCGGCTGCTGCGCCCGCGCCGATGGTCTCGTCGGCGGCTGCGCCGACAGCCGCGACGCCGTGGCAGTCCACCCCGCCACCCGCGAACGTAGTGACACCTGTCGTCAAGGCACCGGCCACACCGAAGAAGTCGGTTGCGACAGCATCGGCCGCTAGTCTGGCGGCACAGCAGGCGCGAACTCGCGCGGCGGCGGCCAAGGCCATTCGGGTTGCACGAGTGACCCGCGGCAAGGCGATGCGGTCGACAAACAAGGCCGCCCGGTCGGCCTACCGCACCAAGTCGCAGAACAGTGACGCACGACTGCGCGCGATGCGCCAGGCGTCATCGACGAAGGCCAGCATCCGTAACGCCAGCCGATCAGTACGAGTCCAGGCCAGCGCAGCGGCGGCTTCGCTGAACCTCTCTCGGGAGAACTAGCCATGGCTCGCGGCATCGAGCGCTTCATCGACCTGGCGGCTGTCAACAAGCACCACGTCGCCGGCACGGCGTACCACTGGAAGCACGGCTACATTCCGCTCGATCGAGCCACGGCTCTCGCCAATCGCAAGGGTGCACTGGCGAAGAAGCTCTTCGGAGCCGGCGCCAAGCACTGGAATCTCGAACCGGGACAGCACGAACTCGGTCTGTCGCCCGTCGAGAAGGTCAAGCCCAAGGAGGCTATGCCACCGACGGCACCGAAGCCATCCGAGCCCGAGACTGGTGAGTTCTCTGTCCAGGGCAAGAAGGTCACGAAGGCTGTCTACATCAAGTCACTTCAGAAGAGCGTCAGGGAGCAGGGCGGCTACCACAAGATCTCGGACGGCAAGCTGGAGCACCTGGCACGTCTCGGAGACGAACGTGCTGCCCTTCACGTGAAGGTGCGCCAGCAGATCGAAGAGCGTGACCAGGCGATCCGAGACAACATCAACCGTGCGCTGGCTCGGCACAAGAGCGGCGAGCAACCGTTCCATCCGTACGGCGGTGCAAGCACCCCGGAGGAGTACGCAGCGCAACGCATCGCGGCACACGAGCAGCTCTACACCCGCGCGAACAAGCAGGACCTCGAAAAGCGCGAGGTGGCGGCGACGCTCTCGAACCAACGTAGGATCGAGAAGCAGTACGCCGACCGCCAAGCGCGTGAAGCCGCGCGAGCGAAGCGGGAAGATCCCGAGCAGGCGGCCAAGCTCCAGAAGTTCTTGGACGACGCAACCGAGAAGTACGGTCGCAACGACTACCAGTGGCCGCCAGAGGTGCTTCAGCAGGCGATTGACCTCGGCGCTGACAAGCACGGCGTGCTGAACTACGTCAACAAGCGCGAGGCGAAGCGGACCCGTGCCGAGGCAGAGCGCAGTCGCCAGGCGGCGGCGTATGCGTCCGTCTCGAAGCAGGGCGATCCGGTCTCGAAGTCGATAAACATTCCGAAGGCAAGCAACGTCATCAACGACGGAGCCCGCCGTGCGCTCGCGGCGATCGACAAGGTCCACAGCGACGGCGAGCTCGTGCCGATTCCACTGAAGAAGAGCAACGCCCGCGGCTTCTACGGACGTTATTCGTGGCACGCCAACAACCCGGCCGCAGACAACATCGCGCTCTCGACTGAAGGCGACCACCAGGCTACGACGATGGCTCACGAGGTCGGTCACTGGCTCGACCACATTCCGCTCCACAGCGACGCTGGGACGGATCGCCCCGTCAACCGGCGCGTTCACTACATGAGCACCCGCGCGGCGCTGCACTCTCCGACCTTCTCGATGCTCGGAGCTACCCGCTCGGACGCTGGCGACGTTCCGACCACCTGGCAGAACTGGTGGAAGGCGATCTCCGACTCGACCGAGATCAAGGAACTGCGAGACCGCGAGCGCACTGGCAAGGGCGGCTACCGGATGAGCGGTCGAGTTCAGGGAAGCGGTCTCACCTACGCCGGCTACATGCTCCAGCCACACGAGCAGTGGGCACGCGCCTACGCACAGTACATCGCCACCCGCTCTGGTGATCCCAAGATGCAGTCTGAGATCAAGGACCTTGTATCTCTGCGTGGATCGAAGGATAATGACTTGCAGGGCTTCTCTCAGTGGACCCCAGAGGAGTTCGAGCCGATCGCCAAGGCGATCGACGCCATCATCGCCGAGAAGGGCTGGAAGAAGTGAGCACAGTCGAGCAACGGTGCGCCGCTGAGATCAATCTCGCCAAGGAGATCGAAGCCGGCCGGTCGACGGGCTGTGTACCTCCGGACACGATCACGGGCACTCTCGTCTCCAGGTCGGCCGAGCGGCTGAAGCCGAAGTCGTCTACGCTGGTCCAAGCAGCGCGGCGTCGAGTCAAGAACCTGAAGGGCAAGCCATGAGCCAGGAGCGTTTCGTCGAGGTCATTGATCTCGGCAAGGATGGCTCGAAGTGGAAGCACGGCTACATTCCCGAGAACGCCGCTGCTGTCGCTCTGAAGTCGCACCACAAGGTGGGCGGTGGCTCAGGAATCACGGTGCATCTGCACAAGGATCGCGCGGGTAAGCTGCACGTTCCGAGCAATATGGCGAAGATGCCGCCGAACCACCACGCCAAGGTCGACAAGGTCACCCCGATGTCCCGGTCGGTGGACGAGGACGGTGGGCTCATGGAGCCCGAGTCGCACATCGAAACTGAAGGCCAGCGACTCCAGGTCCCGACCCGGATGCTCAACCGCTCGAATCCTGACTACGGTTCGATGACCGACAAGGAGCTGCTCGACCACGCCTACCTCAACCGCAACAACGACAGTGGTACTGCGGCGATCCAGGAACTCCACCGTCGGGACAACAACCCCAACAAGGCGGCCGTACGTCCCGGCATGACCCAAGAGCAGCGGGTCAAGGCTCTCAATGGCGGCGTCACGCCAGGGGAACGTCTGCCGAGCGGTGGCAAGCCGGTGGCCGGCCACATCGAGATCGGTGGCAAGACCCTCGCGGCGCAGAAGCACCCGGACGGTCACGTCTCGTACCGCGACGTCAACGGCGTCGAGCGTCACCTCAAGCCGGACTCCGAGACGGGCAAGGACTTCAAGGGCGAATCTCGATTCGCGCCGAAGCCTCTCCAAGCACCGAAGGCGCCGAAGGATGGCGAGGCTCGCACTCGCGTCACGCCGAAGACGTACCAGGGTGTTGCGGGGCACATCATCGTCGGCCACGACACCAAGGGCCGCAAGGTCAACGTGCACGTCCCTGGCTCTCTTGCCGAGGCTCGCGTTGCGCAGTCACGCATCCACAACGGTAAGCCGGCGTTCTCAGACGCAGAGGTTCGTCAGCACATCAAGGGTCGGCTGTCATCGAGCCAGGAGTCAAAGGAAGGTCCAAGTGCCACGCGGATCAAGTTGCTGGAAGGCAATCTCGCTAGTTTCCAGCGTCAACTAGCCTTCACGTCTAACAAGGATCAGGTACGGCGACAGATCGCAGCGACCAAGGAGTTACTCCGTCAGGAGAAGGCCAAGTAACGCACGGTAGTCGCTCATCGTCGTACGATTACGGCGTGAAGAACCGACAGCTCCTGACGCCCGCCGTCACCAGCGACTTCAGCCGCGAGTCGAAGCTCGTCTACTGGAAGCAGATCCTGCCCGAGAAGACGATCGAGTACACCACTCGTACTGGCAAGCGATCCACCGTCGACTTCAGTCACGCCTACCTCTCGAAGCTAATCGAGGCGTACCAGGCGAAGCACATGGACCAGACGCCGTTCTTGCTAGCGGACAAGGACAACGCCCACACAATGGACCCGGAGCGCTACCGCGCACAGGTCACTGCTCTGCGGCTAGCCGCGCCCGGTGAGAAGCCAGGGTTGTACGGCAAGCTGGAGTTCGACAGCCGGCGCGATGCTCGGGCCGTCGTGCGCAACCCGAATCTCGGTGTCAGCGCACGAATCCGCGAAGACCCCGATGGCCCCAAGCTCGTTCATGTGCTCGGGACACTCGACCCACAGGTGACTGGCATGGAGCCGTGGAAGCCAGTCGACCTCTCGACGTACGACGGCGAACGTGTGCTTGACTTGTCACAGCACACCTACAGCGACCAGGAGAATCCGATGCGCACGAAGCTCCGCAAGCCTGAGTTCAAGGCGAACATCGACGACTACACCGAGACGGACATCGACGAAATGTCCGGCACCGAGCTCGATGCGTGGGCCGAGCACTTCGGCATCGACCTGAACGACCTCGACAGCGACTCGGACGACGCAGACGGCGCCGATTCTGAGTACGATGACGACGACGATGCAGATGCAGATGCCGACACCGATCTCGGTGACGCGGATCTGGACGACGACGACGACCCGGACGGAGAGCCCGACGTGAGCGACCTCAGCAGGCGGCGCCAGCGTCGCGCCAACGCCAGTGGCGACACCCGAGAGATCGAGCTCGCCAACTCGCTCGCGACGGCGGCCGACGCCCGTGCCCGTGAGGCGCTGCGCCGGATGGCCGACGCCGAGTGGACCGCGTTCCGCGACGTCGCGCTTGGCAAGGGTGTGCCTCCGCACCTCCTCGACCTGGCCGAGCCGATCCTCAATCGGCCCGACGACGTCGTCATCGACCTGAGCAACTCGGGCGAAGCCGACGTCAACGTCGCTGACGTGCTGCGTCAGTTCCTGACGGCGGCCGAGGGCACCATCGACATGTCCAACGAGGTCGGCCACTACGGCTCGGTCTCGGGCGACGAGGACCCCGACGCCGAAATGCTTGAGGCGTGGGACAACCAGTTCGGCCGCTAGGCCAGCCGAGACCAGAGACGAGATAGGACAACACCATGGCAGTCACCTCGATCCAGCGCCGCAGCCGCGGCGCGGACGACGTTTTCGAGGCAGTCGACGCGAACCTCGCGGCCGGCGTCTTCGTCATCCCGTCGACCACGGCCACGACCGACCCGAGCCTCCAGGGCATCAAGGTCGCGACTGACGCGGCCGTCAACGTGCTCGGTGTCTCGCAGAAGTCCTGCGTCACGGCGGCCAACCAGGCCGCTGCTGCGGCTGGCACCGACTCGCAGAACTTCCCGTTCGCGAACACCGGCATCCCGACGCCGCAGACTGCGGTCTTCAGCAACGGGGTCGTGCCGATTCTCTTCGCGGCCGGCGCGGTCAACTACGGCGACCGGGTCTGTGCTGCTGCTTCGGGCTCTGCTCGTAAGTGGGTCAGCGGGACCGACGCCGAAGAGGCAGTGTGCGGCATCTGCGTCCAGCCAGGCGGTACGGCTGGTGGCGTCGTCGCACTCGTCAAGCTCATCAAGCTGGCCTAACCGGCCGGCTCGGAACAGATACGGACAAGGACAGAAGACATGGCTGGTACCACGATCATCAGCGTGCAGGATGGCCCGCGGATCACGGTCAACTCGCTCCTCAAGAGCCCGACCCTGATCCCTCGGCGCATCCTCGACATGATGGACCAGATGTTCCTCGTGGACTCTGTCCTTCGCACGGGTCAGGACGCGCCGTCCGGTGCGGTGCTGTACTACCAGAGCACCCCGCTGTTCAGCAACGACGACCCGGCCGTGCTCGAAGAGTACGGCGAGATCCCGGTCACCAACGGAAGCCTCGGCACTCCGTTGGTCGCCCGTGTGGTTCGTCGGGCTCTCGGCCTGCGAGTCTCGAAGACGATGCGTGACCGCAACCAGGTCGACGTCGTCAACACGCAGATCACGCAGATCCGCAACACGATGGTACGAGCGTGGGAAGATGCGTTCTTCTCAGCTCTCGTCGCCAACTCTCAGGTGCAGGTCCTCGTGACCGACAACGCTTGGGGCGGCGACGGCTCGCACATTCGTCAGGACGTCAACGGCGCCCGCTACCTCGTGAAGAACGTGGGCGCGGACGGCTCGACTGGTGGCAACAAGCAGAAGTTCGGCTACATCGCGGACACGCTCATCATCAGCACCGAGACCGAGACCGACTTCCTCGACAGCGACGAGGTCACCAAGCCCTACATCGGCAACATCGCGGACGAGAACTTGCAGTACACCGGCAAGCTCCCCAACAAGTTCCTCACGCTGGACGTCGTCACTTCGTGGCGGCTCTCGACCTACGCGCCCTCGTGTGCGGTCGTGCTCCAGCGCAAGGTCGTTGGTGGGATCGCGGACGAGCGTCCGCTGAGCGCCACGCCGATGTACGGCGAGGGCAACGGCCCCAACGGTGGCCCCCGTGAGTCATGGCGTACCGACACCACTCGCGCCTCGGCCATCTACCTCGACCAGCCTCTGGCGGCGGTGTTCATCGCTGGCGTCAACGGCAACGCGGACGCGGGTGGCGCGGACAGCGTGACCATCGGCGGCCACAGCGTCGACTTGAGCGGTGTCTCCGGTGGCGTGGCGCCGCTGGTGACCCCGAGCCCGTCGAGCGACCCGGACCACAGCACCAACCCGGCGTAAGCCGAGCGCACAACCCGATCGGGCCGGTCGATCATCAGATCGGCCGGCCCGATTCCATGCACAACCCAACGAAGGGTAAGACGATGGCAGTCCGAGAGTACGAAGTGCTCGTGTCCGCAGTGATGGTCCGCACTGGCCCTGGCAAGAACCAGGTCCGGCGCATCCTCAAGGGTGGAATCGTCAAGGGCGACCACCAGAACAGTCAGATCCGCGCGCTCAAGGCGGCCAAGGCCATCGGGAAGCCGGGAACGGTCCCGAGCAACGCGATGACCGTTGCGCGAGCGTTCCATGGCTTCGACGACCCGGTCGCGGCTCTGCTCGACGAGGCGCTCCCCACGCCGGCCGCAGTCAGCGCGGACCCGTTCGCTGACCTGGAGAACGAGGACATGTTCACCAAGGTCAACCCGCAGGTCGCGGCGGCATCAGCAGAGGCGCTCGCGAAGTCCTAGTAGTAAGGTTGAGGCATGGCGTACTCGACTCCCACGATGGTGCGCAATGCCCTCAATCCAGGGACTGACGGATCAGCTCCACCCGACCCCCCGAGCGGGACAGGCGCCGACCTCAGCGATGCGCAGCTCGAAGACGCCATCGCTGAGGCGGACGCCGTCATCGACTCGTACATCGCGAAGTATTACGCCGTCCCTGTCGCGCTGGTGATCCCGGCGACTGATGATGTTCAGGGTGACGGCGCACCCGACGGCTCGGTGCCGCACCCGATCGACTACTGGTCCCGCAACATCGCGGCGTACAACGCCACACTGGTCGTTCGCAAGAGCCTCGACTTCACCGACGATGACCCGGTCGCTCGGCGCTACAACGCCACCATGTCGGCGCTAGTTGGCGTCAGCAAGGGCCAGGCCACCCTCCAGATCCCCGAGAACACCACGCCGAACGCCGCGACTGGTGCTGGCGCCCCGGTCAACCCGTACTACGCAGGGGATCTGTTCGATGCGGCTGACTGGAATCTCCAGCCGATCACGCCGGACTGGCCGCTGTGGCCGGATATCCCCGGTGGCATGGGATCGAACTGGTGAGAGGTACTCTCGGCAAGCGACTCGACTTCCTCATCGAGCAGACCGGCAAGGGCAGGATGGTCGGCGCTGTAGAGGTCGACCAGGTCTACGCGCACTACCAGCACGAAGGAGACGACTTTGAGCACCCTGACGGCGGCCAGGCTCACTACCTCCGCGACCCTCTGTTCAGCAACTCCGAGAAGTACGTCCGCAATCTCGCCAACGGACTCGTGGATCACGAAGGCTCGCGGTTGCATGACGCGATGGTCGAGAACATGGAGCACCTCAGCGATCAGGTCGAGATCCTAGCTCCGCGGGAGTTTGACGACCTGGCGAAGTCCGGCCACCCGACGGTCACCGAAGAGGGCAAGAAGACCTACGACCGGCCACCGCGCGTTGCCCGTCTGACCGAGGACGAACTCAAGCTGAAGAGCCGGATCTCGCGGATCGTCGAGCGCGGCCGATACGCCCGCAGGCGCTAGGCTGTAGACGTGCTCCGCTTCAGCGATGTCAAGTCTTACGTGAGCGACGCTCTCGTGGCACTCGGGACGTACGGTGACACGAGCGATACCCAGTTCCCAGTGATCGACCCTGGTCCGCCCACCGACCAACTGATGAAGCTGTCGCCCAACCGGCTGATCTTCCTGACGATCGGTGCCGGCGCTGGCTTCACGACCGAGCAGCTCTACGACCGGCCGTTCATCAGCGCGCGAGTGCTCGGGCTGACCCGAAACTACCAAGACGCAGAGAATCTGGCTCTCGATCTTGACAAGATTCTCACAGACGTCGTGAAGAACACCGTCATCGGCACGGCAAAGGTGCTCTACATCACCCGGACGGGTGGGCGCCCGACGCTATACTCGTATGACGCCAGCGAGCGCTACAACTTCACCTGCTCGTACATCACCGAAGCGAAGACGGAGTGATTGACCATGGCCGCTGTATCTGATTCCCGGCTCAGTCTCGAAGAGGCACTGGCCGACGCCGACGCCGAGCCCAAGGCAGCCACTCCCGAGCCGCCAGCCGAGACCGTCCAGGTCTCGATCGCTGGCCCTGTGCACGCCACAGCGCTGAGCGTCAAGGCGCCCGATGGTAGTACGATCAGGGTGACCAGGACGGCTCAGCACTTCGCGCACGAAGCGCTCGACGCCATCCACGACGCGGCCCGCCGTTGCGGGGTACTACTGAGGATTGGCAACTGACATGATCGGTGAGCTCTACGACGCGAACAACGTCGTCGTCGGCCAAGCGGCCGTCTTCTGGGCCGCAGAGAACACCCCGATGCCGGACCCGACCACAGCGAACCTCGACGACCCCTTCGACCTCAGCGTCTTCTTCACCTACACGCTGGCAGTCGCGTCTGGTGTCACTGCGTTCACGCTGACCGACTCGCACGGCAACGAGACGACTTCGCTCGACCACACGTCCACGGCTTCGGACATCGCAGACGCGCTGAACGCGCTGACCCCCGCCGGCACGCAGTACACGGTGACTGGCGGCTCCAGTCCGTTCACCATCGCGCTGAGCGAGTACGACACTCTGCACGCCTCGGCGTTCACGGGTGGCGTCGGCTCGCTGACTGGCGGACTGTGGACCCCGACCGGCGCGACCGACCAGGGCTGGCAGTACGCCACCAGCAAGAACACCAACGTCATCCAGATCGAGGAGCAGTCGACTCCGGTCGGCGAGACGATCTCCTCGCAGGGTGTCGAGCTCCAGGGTGCGCTGTCCGAGGACATCACCCGAACTCTGGCCCTGGCGTACAACGCCACGGTCGAGTCGACTGCGGCTGGTGCCGACAGTCCGGGCTTCGACACGATCTCGCTGACCGACGAGATCCTCTACTACGCCGTGCTGCTGGTCACCTCGAACGCTGACGACTTCCCGCGGTGGATCTACGCGCCGAAGTGGTCGCAGCTCTCCGAGACCTCGACGTCGTTCCGGCGCGCGGCCGACAAGCGAATGTACCCGGTCGCCTTCCAGACTCTGTGCAAGCCGAGTCAGATCCAGGTCATCGAGTTCACCGAAGCAGCCACTGGCTGAGTCCCTACGACGAGGGTCGGCTACAAGCAGACCCTCGTCGTAGTCTTCATCTTCTATCCGCCCCAGAGGAGAGTTCATGTCCAACCGAGCAACCAACCGCCCACCCACCAAGGCAGCCGTACCGGCTGTCCCTGCCAAGGCGCCGGTCTCCACGTCCTTCGTCCTCGAAGATGAACTGGACGCTCTCAACTACGACTTCCGTCCGTACGTCGACTCACACGGCGTGATCCCCGAACCGTCGAGCACGCAGATCAAGGAACTCCAAGCGGCAATGCGATCGGCGCTTCGACCGGCACTGGAGAACCTGGCCGTCGACGCTGACACGGCTGACGTCAAGCAGCTTCTCACGGCGTTAGCCGAGCCCACCAAGGACGACATTCGCAAGGCCGAGAAGGCTGAGAAGGCCATCGTCCAGGCGATCGCCGACTGCTGCTCTGGCACCCCAAGCGTGGAAGACCTGACGGATCTGCCGTGGCGCGCACAGCAGATGTTCATTGGCTGGCTTAGCGGGGTCCTGCTCAACCCGGAAGCCTAGACGCCCGCTACGAGCAAGTCAGTGGCGGGCGCGGCGCCCGACTCGAATACTACCTGGCTCGTCGATACCTCTCTCTGAGCGTCGATGAGTGGAACGCGCTCCCATGGTGGCATCGTAAGATGTACTTGGACGGCTTCAGGGAGCAGGGCATCCTGTCTGGCGGCACCGCTCCGGTGAAGCAGGCAGGCTCAGATCTTGCGCACGCGAAGCGCGGCCAGTTTGCTCGTGCCGGCTTCAAGGAGCGCACGGTCAAGCTGAAGCCGCGCCCAACGAAGGACTAGGCGGTGTGGCGTGGCGGACTTTGACGCTGGCTCCATCATCGCCTCGATGGAGCTCGATCGAGACCCGTACACGCAGGGTCTCGCGATGGCGAAGAAGCAGGGCGCCGAGTTCGAGAAGTCCAAGATCACCAAGCGCGTCGACGCTGACATTCGGCCGGCTCAGGACGGGCTGGAGAAGATCGCAGCCGAGAGTGACGCGCTCTCTAGCGAGTCACCGACGATCACCCCGAAGGTCAACTCGAAGCCAGCCGAGGAGTCACTGGCCCGGATCTCGGCCGAAGAGCGAGCTGTCGGCAAGAACGCCTCTGATGCTCACGAGGGTGTCGGTCTGCTGGTGTCAAGCATCGCCACCCTCGCACCGACCGTTTCGCCCCTCATGGCACTGCTGACGGCTGGCATCGGTGGCTTCACGAGCGGCATCGCTCAGGCCGCGGCGGCGATCGGCCCCTTTGCCTTGGTGGCGAAGAGCGACTTCACCGACATGCAAGCCAGCCTCAAGGCTGTGGCCGCTGCACAGCAGGCGGCGTTCAACGCCAAGACGCCAGCCGAGTACCAGGCAGCGATCGTGGCTCTCCAGAAGGCTCAGGCCGGTCTGGCTGGACCTGCTGGCGTTGCTGCCTCGGCGTACCAGCACCTCCTGGCCGTCGTGAAGCAGGTCAAGGCTGACACGGCCGGCCCGGTCTTCGCCGTGATGACTGCTGCGTTCAATACGGCCGCCCGAGTGCTCCCGATCATCGAACCGCTGATCGACAAGACCGCTCAAGCAGTGCTGTCGTCCGTCAACTCACTGAACAAGGGTCTCGGCGGGCCGGCGATGGCGAAGTTCCTGGCGCTGGTCGAGAAGAACGTCGTCCCCGACATGCGCGAACTGACCAATCTGCTCGGCAACTTCGCCAGGGGCACTCTCGCGCTGATCGAGGACTTCGATCCGGCCGCTCAGGGGATGCTGAAGAACGTCGATGGTCTCTCCAAGTCCTTCGCCCACTGGAGTGCCACAGCCGCCAACGGCGAGATCAAGTCGCTGCTGGCGTACGTGAAGACCAGTGGACCTGAAGTCGGCCACACCCTGCTGGCTATCGCTGGCGCGGTCTTCCATCTGCTCCAGGCGCTCGCCCCGCTCGGCGGCCCGACACTGCTCGGGCTTCGTCTGCTGAGTGACTTGATCGCGAACCTGCCGGTGCCTGTCGTCGACGCTCTGGTCATCGCGCTCGGCCCGCTGGCGCTGGCGATCAAGACCGTCACTGCGCTCCAGAAGGGCTGGACTGCCGCAGTCGGTGCTTGGAACTCGGCGACGAAGGTCGCCACGAAGGTGATGGGACTGTTCAATATCTCGATCGACGCACAGCGCATCAAGATCGCTGCACTTCGAGCTGAAATGCTCGTGCTTCGAGCGACTATCTGGACGATCCAGGCGGCACAGGACGCATGGGCCGCAGCGGCGGCCGTCGACTGGATCGCGATTCTCGGCCCGATTGCTCTCGTCGTGGCCGCAATCGCGCTGCTCGGTCTCGCGGTCTACGAGATCATCAAGCACTGGCGCGGACTGATGACCTTCTATGACTGGGTCTGGCGAGGTCTGAAGGATGGCTTCCACGCCGTCGAGCGCGTTGCGATCGACGTCTTCGACTTCATCAAGAAGCACTGGATGCTGATTGGCGCCGTCCTGCTCGGGCCGGTGGCGCTAGCCGTCTACGAGATCGTCAAGCACTTCAAGACGATCGAAGGCTGGGTCAAGGACTTGCCAGGTCTGGTTGTGACGGCGTTCAAGGATCTCGCTAGCATCATCTTTGCCCCATGGAAGATGGCGTTCAACCTGATCGCGAGCGCTTGGGACGACACAGTCGGCAAGCTCTCCTTCCACCTCCCCGGCTGGATTCCAGGTCTGGGTGGCAAGGGCTTCTCGATGCCGCAGATCCCGCACCTCGCAGCCGGCGGCGTCGTGAACCGTGCAACCACGGCAGTCGTTGGTGAGGATGGCCCCGAGGCGATCCTGCCGCTCGACAAGGACACGGTGCTCTCGAAGAGCGCCAATGCCCAGACGAGGATGCTCGCACAGGTACGCGACGCACTGCACCAGATCCACGCCACTCTACTCGTGGCGCCCAAGGCGACCGCTGAGGGTGTTGGCGAGAAGATCGGTCGGAAGTTCGAGAAGGCACAGACTCAAGCGGGTCTTGCTGTCGTGATAGCTGGACGGGCAGGATAGACCAATGCCGAGTGTCACTTTGGACCGTGTGTTCATCAGCGCTGTGTCGGCGCTCGATGCGCCCGTGATCGCTGGCTCATCTGGCGGCACGGGTGGCGGCGGCGCGCGCACCGACGAGATCCAGCTCGAAGGATCATTCCGTTCGTACGCCAACTTTGTCACCCGGCTCATCACTGGCACAGCACAGACGCAGATCGAATCACTTGCGGTGCGGGCGCTCACCTGGACGCAGGTCCAAGCGCTGAAGTCGATGATTGGCCAGACCTGTCTGTTCCGAGACTCGTACGGCCGGCGTGTGTACGGCTCATTCCTCGATCTCGTCATCACCGACATTCCGCTCTCGGGTGTGGCATACGACACCCTGAAGACCGACGCCGCCCTTGTGTTTCAGGCGGTCACCTACGACGAGGCGGTCTGATGCAACCGTTGCTAGACGGTCCTCGTGCTGCGCTCGATGACGCCATCGTCACAGCGCTACTGACGAGCACCCCGACGCTGGCGATCGCCTACGGTTGCACCCGGCTGACGTCCGCGCTGGCGCTGATCGACGACATCACCGAGTACATGACTGAGGGCTCGACGATTGGCCGGGACTCGACAGCCACTGTGCAGGGATCGTGCACGCTGCTCTTCGACACCAACTGCCCACTCAACTACCTGGCCGAGCTCGCTGCGCCGTACATGACGCTCACCAACCCGGACACGGGTGACGTCGCCCAGTTCAACCTCGGTGTCTACTCGTTGCAGTCGCCGACGTACGACAACTCGGCCGCGCCCACCGTGCAAACCTTCCAGGGCTACGACCTCAACTACCTGCTCAATCAGGAGCTCGGCGACTCATACATGCTCGCGGCTGGCTCTGACCCACTCCAGGCGATGGTCGATCTCATCGTCGCCGTGCTTCCTGGCGTCGCAGTCACCTTCACCCCGACATCGAAGACGCCGCCGAAGGACATGGTCTGGCCGTCCGGGCAGCAGGACCCGTACAACTCGACGAACGGCACCAACACCTACCTGACAATCGTCAACGACGTGCTCAACTCGATCGGCTACGCCCCGCTCTGGGTTGACTGGGACGGCACGTTCCAGATGACGCCATACGTCTCGCCCGTCGACCTCGATCCTGAATGGACGTTCGATCTCACTGACGAGCACAACATCGTCGCCGAGGCTCGGACGAGCTACCAGGACACCTACGACGTCCCCAACTACTGGCAGTTCATCATGTCCGGTCTGACGACCGAGCCGGTTGAAGGCGAGACGCAGTTCACCTACATCGACACGAGCCCGCGCAACATCACTTCGACGGTCAATCGGCCCTTCGTGATCCGCTCGATCTACTTCGTCGACGCCGTCGACTACGACAGCCTCGTGGCTCTGGCAGTCCAGCAGATCACCCTTGACCTGGCGCCAGCCGAGACCTTCACGATCTCGACGAGCCCGTTCCCGCTGGCCTGGCAGTACGACCAGATTCAGCTCAACGACCCCAACCTGATCCTCGTGCCAGTCGCGTTCGATCCCGCGCGTCGAGTGCAGGCCCTACAGTGGAGTCTTCCGCTAGATGGGCAGTCCGACATGGACTGGACCCTGATGACCGTACCCGACGTGGGAGACTGAGCCCGTGGCGAAGGTTACGAAGGACTTCAGTTTCTCGGGCGCCGTTCAGAACTGGTCGGTGCCGTCAGGCATCACCTCGATCCTCTGGCGGCTCTGGGGAGCGCCAGGCGGTCTGGCCGGCCACCCCGTAGCCAAGAACAAGACCTCGGTCTCTGGGCAGAGTGGCGCCGGCAACTTCCCACCCGACTCTCGGGCCGCATCCGTCAAGCAGCTCGGTGACTGCGCCCGCGGCGATGAGACAGGCAGCGTCGGCCTACCGAATGGCGTCAACCCTCGATCCCTCCCTGGCTACGTCGAGGGTGTCTTTGACACCACTCCAGGCGCCGTGTGGCACGTCTACGTCGGTGGCGGGGGCGGCCACGGCGGCTGGGGTCTCAGCAAGGCCCACGGCGGCCCTGGAGGCTACAACGGCGGTGGCGATGGCGGTGGGCTTGCCAGCGGCACAGACGTGGCTCAGGGAGGCGGTGGGGGCGGTGGCGCGACCGATGTGCGCCAGGGCGGCACGGCGCTCGCCAACCGCAAGGCCGTGGCTGGCGGTGGAGGCGGCTCGGCGTACGGCGTGACCATCGGGCCAAACCCCAACTCGGTCAGCGCGCAGCCGAAGAGTCCGTTTCCGTACGGAATGTACGAAGACGGCGCCACAGGCGTCAGCAACGACTTCATCCCGACGCCAGGAGGCGTCGGCGGTGGCTATGGCGGCCCTGGCGGTAGTCGGGTGGGCGGATCTGCCCAGAACGGCGGCCGAGGGGCCACACACGACTCTGGAGACGGCACTCTCGTCGCTGGGTCAGCCGGTCAAGGCGGTGGCTCAGCAGCCGGCGGCCCTGGAGGTACGGCTGGCTCGGGTGGATTCGCCGGCTCGCCCGGATCGCTGGGCGACGGAGGCGACGGTGCGGACATCGACGCGACTGCCATCAATCCTGGCGGCGGTGGAGGCGGTGGTGGTCTGTACGGCGGCGGCGGTGGAGCTGGAGGCTACACCGGATCGTTCGGTGGCTCGGGCTACTCGGGCTCGGCGGGCGGTGGCGGTGGCTCGAACTACATCGACCCGGACGCCACTAGCAAGGTCTCGCTCGCGGGGATCTACCCGGTCAACCAGCCACTCGTCTCGCCCCACAAGAAGGTCGGCGTACCCAACGGGCACGCACAGGTGCAGTACCAGCAGCCACCCGACCCTCCGATCTTCACCAACCCGGTCGACGGGCTCACGATCGACAGCAACCAGTCACTGGAGATCGACTGGGAGTTCAGTAGCCAGGTCGCCAGCGCTCGGCAGGCGGCCGTCGACCTCGACTACAGCGACGATGGTGGCTCGACGTGGACGTCGATCATTGCCGGCGGTGGCGGCCACACGACGAACCACACGGTCAGCACTGGCACGTTCACGAGCGGCAACACCTACAAGCTGCGCATCCGGGCGTACGACCAGGACGGCGACGTCAGCGCATACTCGACCATCACCTTCAAGGCCGAGGCACTCGCAGCCGCACCGACGATCAACCTTCCGGTCGCTGACTCCGACGTCAGCACCGAGCCGTTCGATACGGACTGGACTCCCGACCCGAGCTCGCCCGACATCTTGAGCCGGCTCACCCTGTTCGATTCTGACGGCAACATCGAGCAGCAGGTCGACTACGACGACGGTCGCACGAACCTCTGTGCCAACCCGACATTCGACACTGACACGAGCCTCTGGACCGCTGAGGTTGCAACACTCGGGCGCAGTGCTTCGATCACGCCGCAGGAAGGCTCGCAGTCGATGACCGTGGCGTGGGGAGGCGGTGACACCATCCTCCAGGCCGCGTCATACGTCTTCGACACGCAGCCGGGTGAGTGGTACTCCATGGTGGTCGGAGTCGCCGAACACGTCACCAATGACCTCGAAGTGCAGATCGGTCTCGGCAATGCTGGAGACAGCCAGCCGTTCGTCTACGGTGACACCACTGACCTCGGCGGTGCGATCGACACCTGGCAGCGGATCGAACTGATCGCTCAAGCCCAGAGCGACTCCAGTCAGCTCATGGTGATCCCGAGCGATACCCCGGCTGGCACCGAGGTGCACTTCATCAACGCCGTGCTGATCTCGATTGGCGCAGCCGCTGACCCGGCGACGCTCGCCAACATCGCGCACTACTTCGACTTTGCCAACACTCCAGATGGTCCTGGCGACTACCCGTACACGGGCTCTGTTTCGCAACCGTGGACGGACAGCAACGGTGGTTCGGTCGCCGTCTTCCTGCCTGATACGCCGACGACCAACTACGACGGTCTCGGTGTTACTGATGCCGGCCCGAAGAGCCTGACGATCTCGGCGAGTTCGGTCGCGAGCAAGGGACTCCAGAGTCCGACAGCCAGCGTCGACTTCACCCTGAACCTCAACCCACCGGGAACGCCGACGATCGAGAGCGTCACCGAGGACGACGACAACGGTCTGATCTCCTTCAAGGTGCTGCTCTCCGATGACCCTAACCCCACCACGAGCGTCGATGTCTTCCGCACCGATGTGACCAATGGGACTCCTGAGATTCGGATTGCCGAGGGCATTTCGCTGACTGAAGATGGGGATGGATACATCGAGTTCACCGATTACACCCCCGCCAGCAACGTCCTCTACGAGTACAAGTTCAGGGCGTATTCCTCCCTCGGAGGCTTTGCCGACGCAACCAGCGAGTAATCGCCATAGAATGGTCGGCATGACCCCTCAAGACGCCACCTCGCTGATTCTGGCTTCTGGCGCCGTCCTGACATTGGTGGCCGCGTGTATCCGCTGGTTCTATCATCGAGGTGGCGCAGACCGCGCTCTAATCGTTGCGGTGGAAGCGAATACGACCGCCACCAAGGAACTGTCAGCCGCCCTGGAAGTCCTCCGCACCGACGTCGGTGAGCGCCTCAGCGGTCTCGTCGAGGGCCAGTACGAGCTCGCTCAGGACCACGCCGTGCTGGAGACTCGCGTAGACTACCTGGAGCGGCACCATCCCCGACCGCATATCGCCGCGCCTGCTACCTAGGAGCCGTTCATGGCTGAAGACGAAGACCTCAAGACGTTCCTCGACGACTTGCTGAGCCGCGCGCTGCATACCATCTGGCAGGCCGGCGCCCCGCTAGTTGTCACCTTGTGGGCCGCCAGCGGTCTACATCTTGCTGACTTAGCACACGCGAGCGGCCGTCAGAAGGCGATTCTGACCGTAGTTCTCCCGTTGTCGTCCGGCGTGCTCTCGGCCCTGAAGACGACCCTCACGGCGTACTTCAAGGCCAACAAGAGCGTGGCCGTCAGTCTCGGCGAAGCCGAACTCGCGAAGCTCCACGTCAACATGGGCTTCGTCGAACCGGCAGTCGAGCAAACTGCCTCGGCGGTTGCGGCTGGCGCAGTCATCACGGGTGATCCCCAGTGACCGCGGCCAAGCTGATCGACTACTCCTTCGAGCGCCCGCCCATCCCGGCCGATGTCGTCGCTGTCGTGCGTTATGGCGTCGGCGGTACTGCCTCGAAGCTGATTACGCCAGCCGAGGTCGCAGCGCTTCACCACGAGGGTAAGGCAATCGTGATGGCGTTCGAGTCGACTGCACAGCGGGCCGCTGAAGGCGCCATCGCTGGCCTGGCCGATCTCGACGCCATGGAGAAGGCGATGCGTACGCTCGGCTACCCGCATCAGTGCCCGATCTTCTACGCCGTCGACTTCGACGCGAGCCCGAGCGACGTACTCCCCTACTTCCACGGGATCATTCCCGGTGCCTGGTACCCGAGCGGCCCCTACGCCGGCATCGACGTCGTCGAGGCTGTGCTCCACCGGCACCCGCGCGCCGTGGCGTGGCAGACGCTCGCCTGGTCCTCTGGCAAGGTCAGCAAGCACAAGCGCTGCATCCTCTACCAGAACGGTGTGGGCAACGGCTACGACACCGACATCACCCTTCAGCCGTTCTATGCGTGGGGCAAGGATGGTCCGGTCTTGATCGGGGGCAAGCCTCAGCCGGCGCCCAAGCCTCCCAAGAAGACCAACCTCTCGCCTCGATCAGCTCACGCCGCCCATCACCTGGCGACGGCACTCCCGAGGCGCAAGCACGGGCCGACCGACAAGGCCCGCGCAGAACTGGAAGCCGCGCAGAAGGCAATCCAGGGCGTTCTCAAGTAGGATCGAACTTCGCGGCTAGGCGGTGGCCGCGGGGACGTCGACCGGCCCGTATGAGCCGTTAGCTCCGGGCCGGTCGACACTTGACAAGGACTTTGCAAGGCGTTACCTTGATCTCCTCACAGGGAGGAGTGCCACCGTGGCACCATCAGACATCGACCGAGTGCTCCGAGAGCGCCCGTCATCCGGCCCAGTCGACGAGCTTGTCGAGCCGGACTACGCCGACATCAGCGAGCGGTACTTCGTCGAGGCTGACCTCGACGCCATCGAGTGAAGCGCAGCAGCCTGAACGCGAGCGCTATCCGTCGTGGCGAGAACATCTGGCGCGACATGACCGATGAGGAGATCATCGAAGCGCTCGCTGGACGCGAGATCACTTGGGTCAATACCATGAGCGAGAAGCGGGAATCCGCCCGTCTGCCTGCTCACGACGCCAAACTGACCCGTGTTACCCGTGGCGTCCGCTCCGATGGGCGGAAGATCCGCTGCATCGAGTTCGTCAGTGCTGGCGCCGAAGGCGGCTTCCGAGCCGTTCGGCTCCGGGCGATCAGGAAGGTTGAGTAGTGACCGACATCACGATGCAGAAGGTGGCCGCCGAGGCGGTGTGTGCTGGGCTGAACAAGACGGACTTCCTCTACCTCGGCGAGTCCGAGGGTGGTGCGGTGACCTGGTTCAGCCGGGGCGACAAGCCGCGCATCGTCCGCATCAGCGTCAACCGCTCTAGCCTCGTCAACGCCGTGATTGTGACGACCGAGTTCCCCAACTTCGCCAACAAGGGTCTCGGCCGCCAGATCATCACAGGCAAGGAGCGCACGGTCATCCCAACCGACCGAGCGCTCACCGACGACCAGGTGATGGAGGCGGCCACAGCCGCCGTCGTGCGGTGCCTGGAGATCTTCCGCGACGTGCTCGAAGGCATCGGCGTCGCTGGTGTTACCGGCGTACTGCATCACGACTGGTC